TTAAACCCGAACTTGTGGACTTGATGTATTGGGGGCACAATGTAGCTGCACACGAAATCTACGAATCCGATTCGATCAGTACACTGCATCAAAGCACACGGCCCAAGGGTGGGGGTGGTACAGAGCCGAGTTGCGTCACACGCTATATGCGTGAGCAGCGCATTGTGCCGGACTGTATTGTCATGCTGACGGATGGTGAAGTATTTGGTGACTGGGGTGGTGACTGGCCAGCCCCTGTGCTTTGGTGCATCAACAATAAACGCATAGTCGCACCGCATGGAGTCACGGTGCACATCTAAGGAAGTAATGGAACGGAACCCAAAATGTATGTACCGGATTATAAAGATGCCCACAACAGGGCGTTGGAAGATCACGGTATTTCAGGGCGCAGTAGCTAAGATGAATGCGTCCTATACACATGAAGCGTTACCCGAGTGGATACGCAAAGACATTGCATTGCTAAGCATGGTGCACAACATGGATGACATACCTTCCATCGGGCACCGTGTAGGCGATGCGTATTGGTTAACACCAAAGGATAAAGATGAAAGCTGTACTGGAATTTAACTACCCAGAAGATGAACGCAACTTACTGTATGCCTATAAGGGTAAAGATATGTACGTAGCCCTCGTGAACATCAGGCTACGTGTAGCCGAACAACTCACTCACAAAGCGGATATGGCCCACACACTGGAGGGTGTGCGGGACATCATTGATGATATTTTTTATGAACTAGGGGAATAGCATGGATGAAGAAACACGGGAGATGGATTTTAGAATTGCCGACCTTGAGGCAGAGGTCAAGCGCCTGCGCAGGGTTGAGAGCGCGGCCCGCCTTGTGATGAAAGCGTTCAGCAATCAGTTGGACTATGACGCATGGGACAAGGCACTTGATATGCTTGAGGTTGTGTTGAAGGAGAAGGCATGACCAGCAATCAGAAAATGTATTGGGGTTGTCTGTTGGGTAATCACGAAATACATCCAGTTGGATGGTTTGATATGGCCGATTGGGATGCGGGGGCTGACAAGGTGCAACAGCGCGTATCCGAGTTGGAAAAAGAGTTTGAATCCGAAGCTGTTCATTGGATTCGAGGCGACTGCATAGATGATTTGATTGTCGATTTAAAAATTCTTAAATCCCACATGAGGAAGAAATCATGAACAGAGAAGACATTGTTCGCATGGCAAGAGAGGCGGGGTATAACGCCCAAATTAGCAATGAACATTTTGGAAGCATTTGCTACATCAGCCAAGACAATCCTGATTCCACTTTGGAAAAGTTTAGTCGGCTTGAACACTTTGCCGCCCTTGTCGCTTCTGCCGAGCGTGAGGCGTGTGTGCAGATGCTAGAAGCGGCTTCAAAAACAGGAACAATAATAAGTTGTACAAGTGCGGCAAAAGCCATCCGAGCAAGGGGACAAGCATGACCATAAAACAGAGAGCATATCTGCACATTATCACTTTGCCATTTGTTATTTCAGCGTCAGTTGAATTTTTACCTGCGTGGCTGTATTGGCCTATTGCTGTAGTTTGTGGCATGGCATGGTTCGGTGCTTGTGTAACTTTGGCGGAGGTAGACCATGACTAAAGACGAAGCATTACGCCTTGCATTGGAGGCATTGGAAACTCTGATGATTGAACGAGGGTCAATTTACGACCAAGCCATCACCGCCATCAAAGAAGCCTTGGCACAGCCAGAGCCTTGGGAAAAGTTCTGCGATTCAAATTGTGTTTGGACTGACCATCATCCTGATTGCAAGTTGGCACAGCAAGAGCCTGTGGCGTGGCGAGCAAAGAACTTTTATCAGAATCAAGAGGGTTGGTTTTATGTAGACCATTTGACTGACTTGATACAACCTAAGTTTGAACCCCTCTACACCACACCGCCACAGCGCACATGGGTAGGGCTGACAGAGGACGAAGTATTTGAAATTAGCAACAAGATGCCCTATGCAGATCGTTTTGATTTTGCTGAAGCTATTGAAGCCAAACTCAAGGAGAAGAACACATGACAGATGAACACACATACGAAACCTATGATATGGCACGATTCCATATTCCTGACGGGCTGTACTCAATTGAAGAAATTGAGAAGATGCTTATTCACATGAAGGCGGCAAGGAAGCGGCAAGAAGAATACTTAAAGCGGTCAATCCAACCACTTAAGGAGAAAAACACATGACTGAACATAAATGCAGTGTGTGCCAATGCGGTTTTACTGACGATGAAGGCGGCGTGCATGGGGAGTTTGGAATCATCCCAGTTTCCTTTTGCCCCGACTGTACTTCGTGTTTCTATGACATGGCTGAGCAACTCGATGACCGTGAGTGGGTCAACCTGACTAGCGCAGAGATTGGAGAAATCTATCGTGTTGGGTGGGCAAACAACATGGAACTTGCCCGAGCCATTGAATCAAAACTCAAGGAGAAGAACTATGGATGACGATGACATTCAAGAATACGAAGCATCAGGCTGGCGTAAGCGGCAGATTGAGAAGGACTTTGCTGACATAGCTGCTACAAATAATCTTAAACGCAACTTTGCTATTGAGGAAGTAGCGCAAGAGATTGAGAAGATGAAAGCCTTTGAGAAGGACACTATGGCAAGCTTCGCGGCTTACATCAGGGGGATGAAACGATGAACGGTTTCGTTAGGCAGCAATTAGATATTGGTAGCAAGCAACCCTTGCACAAACTAAGAGAGTGTGCCCAGTGCAACGAAATGAAACCACCGGAAGGTGGGATTCAAATGAACCATACCAGATGGCACTGCGCAAAATGCTGGGCCAACCGAGCAACAAGAAGGAACTTAAAGAATGCCAAGACCGAAACCACCTGAGAAACTATTAGGCAGGCAAGTACGAATGTCAGACAGACAGTGGATTATTCTTAACCAACTTGGTGGCGCTGAATGGTTGAGGGCTATCCTTGATAAGAAAGCCCCGATGCCTAAGAAGTACTACGACAAACTTTTACAGGAACAGAAAAATGATTGAACTCGGTACACAACTGGAACTATTCCCCACTGCAAATGATATGCAGGTGGGTGGTGACCACTACATGGACAAGGCCATACAACCTTGGGACTACATCGTCAGCAACGACCTTGGTTTTCTTGAAGGCAACATCATCAAGTACGTCACACGTTGGAAGGATAAGAACGGGGTGGATGACTTGCGTAAAGCACAGCATTACTTAGCTAAACTAATTGAGGTGGCGGATGAAACAACTTAAAAAACAAGATTGGATGACCCTGCGGTTGCTGTATCTCATACTAGCGTCTGACCCCAGTGCCGCGTACCTACCCGATGTGAAGAAGGTCATGGATCACTACGGGTATTACCAAATGTTATGGGCGTTTGGCCTGCTCAACAAAGAGATTGCCAACGATGGCAAAACGTTCGGCAACCCTGAAGTTAACCTGACAAGGTACGTTGAAGTAAACGGGAGGGATGATGGCACAGACCCCCGAAGTTAAAGTCAAAGCCCGCGTGCGTGCCATCCTTGATGTACTGGGTATCTACTACTTCATGCCCCCTGCCAACGGATACGGCAGGCAAGGCATCCCCGACATCATCTGCTGCATGGCTGGCAGATTCGTAGCCATCGAGTGCAAGGCAGGTAAGGGTCAACTGACCGAGCTACAGAAGCGTGAGCTTGACAAGATCATGAACGCCGATGGCCTGACCTATGTTGCACGAGAAGATAACTTGGTGGAACTCAAATCCATGCTTCAAGAAGAGATAGCACCCACACACAAACGTGTGGTCATCAAACGAATCCCTGCACCCCCCGGCACGGTATACAAATCAGCAAGCGAGATCATCGCCGAAGAAGGTCTTGACGTACTGGCTAGAAGGAATTCATGAACTTAATCACAATCGACTTTGAGACTTACTACGATCAGAAGTACAGCCTGACCAAGATCAGTACGGAAGAGTACGTACGTCACGACAGGTATGAAACCATTGGCTTTGCGTACAAGATAAACGATGAACGCTGTGTGTGGGTGACAGGCACTAACGAGCACATCCAAAAGGTACTGGACACCCTGCCTTGGAATAACTCACTTGTGCTGGCACACAACACCATGTTTGATGGTGCGATCTTGTCGTGGCGTTATGGCATCAAACCCAAGGGCTGGCTAGATACCATGAGTATGGGGCGTGCCCTGCATGGCGTAGATCAAAGTGTGTCCCTTGCATCAATGGCTTTACGCTATGGCGTAGGTGAGAAGGGTACAGAGGTTATGAACGCTGTGGGTGTGGGGCGTGAGTTCTTTAGCCCCGATGCCCTTGCCAAGTATGGTGCGTACTGTCGCAATGATGTGGAGTTAACGTACAACATCTTTCAGCACATGATGCTTTCAGGTTTCCCCAAGGGTGAACTTAAGCTGATTGATCTGACGTTGAGTATGTTCATTCATCCTGCGCTACGCCTAGATACCGAAGCATTGAGACTGCACCTTGTCGATACGGTGGCTCAAAAGAAAGCGCATCTGGTCAGTGCACTGCAAGCCGTGGGCAAGCAAGACCTTGCGGTCAAGCACATCCTTGGTGATGAGGAAGTGCAGGCAGAGGTACGCAAAACCCTGATGAGTAACGTACAGTTTGCCACCATGCTCAAAGGCTTGGATGTA